CCCCCTGCCATGTGCGATGGGGGCCTACTCTCAAATTTTTCCCATTTTTCGCGGAGGGTGTATGAACCGAGCTGAAGAGGTGTTGCATCAGACTGTGTTGTCGTTGCTGCGTGGTGGTGCGAGCGTTGCTACGGTGGCGGAGGCGTTGATGTCTGAGAAGATCAAGTTGATGCAGACTGATGAATATATGCAGGCAGTATCTGACTCTAAGCGTGCGCCAGGCTGAGTGCTGCTGCGGGCCGCCCCTCAAGGGCAGGCCCAGCAGCTTGCAGCGTTGAGCAGTGTGGAGGTGGTGATGGGATGTGCTGACGACAGGCAAAAGAAAACCTCACCCGTGAAAAAAGGGTGTGGACGCTTTCGCGTGTCAGCTCTGGTTTATCTAGGCTGGAGAGGATGTCGGTCTCTCCCCGCGCTACTGGACCCGATCTGCTTGCATTGTCCCACCTGGGTGCGTTGCAGAAGGAGTGCCACACGGTTTGCCACGTTTATGGCCTTGGTCGCTGACCACCTACGGCCGGGCTGGGTTATGGCCCCCGAGTGAAGAGTACCATTTTTTGACCGCCCATCAAGGGCTAAGGAGGAAGTGATGGAAAAGCAATACGACGATACCAACCGCGGCACGTTGTTCACCAATGATCGGAAGGAAGAGGACAAGCACCCTGACTACACTGGGTCGCTGAATGTTGGTGGGGTGGAGTACCGCATCTCTGGATGGAAGCGCACCAGCAAGGGTGGGGTGAAGTTCCTGTCTTTGAGTGTGCGCGAGAAGACTGACATGGGTATCGCGCCTCAGCGGCCTGCGGCACCTGCCCGCCAGACGCCGCGTGAGGAGTTCAACGACGACGTTCCGTTCTGATGACCACGAAGAAGAAGACAGAGTCGGTCACACCCAACCTGCAGAACTGGGGTGGGGTGCGGCTGATTCAAAAGCGGATGGAGAGATCGGCCACGCTCGAGAACAACCGGGAGTCAGTGGCCTACTCTCTGCTCAACATGGCGCAGACCAAGGTGACGGACATCATGGAATGGGATGGTTCTGGCCATCTCACCGTGCGATCTAGCAAGGACATCCCCGAACACGCGCTGCACGCTATCAAGAAGGTGACCAGCCGCGTCGACAAGGATGGCAACGCCTACATCGAGCTGGAACTGTTCGACAAGGTGCAGGTGCTGCGCCTGCTGGCCAAGGCGTCTGGTCTGCTAGACGCGCCGGACAGTGGCGATCGTCCGAGCGTGATAGGCATCAACGTCAAGGCACCGGAGGTGATCGATGCCGAGGACTAAGGAATCAGGGGATAAGGAACTGCCGACTGCCGGACTATCGCTGGACTTCTCTACCAGCCCCGTGGTCTGGCAGTTCATGCAGTCCGATGCGTTCGTGCGCGGGCTGATGGGGCCGGTGGGGTCGGGTAAGTCCTATGCCTGCGCTGCTGAAGTGATGCTCCGCGCCGTCAGGCAAAAACCATCCCCTATCGATGGCATCCGATATAGCCGTTTCGTCATTGTACGAAACAGTTATCCAGAACTCAAAACCACCACCATCAAGACCTGGCAAGACCTGTTCCCCGAGAACACGTTTGGCCCCATGCTGTGGACCCCGCCCATCACGCACCACATCCGGCTGCCTGCTCGAGGTGACGCCGCTGGCATCGACTGCGAGGTCATCTTCCTGGCGCTTGACCAGCCGAAGGACGTGCGCAAGCTGCTGTCGCTGGAACTGACGGGCGCATGGGTCAACGAAGCCCGCGAGCTGCCGAAGGCAGTGATCGACGGGCTCACACACCGGGTCGGCCGCTACCCCACGCAGCGCGACGGTGGCCCGACATGGCACGGCGTCTGGATGGATACCAACCCGATGGATGACGACCACTGGTGGTTCCGCCTGTCGGAGAAGGAAAAGCTGACCGGCAAGTATGCGTGGCAGTTCTTCAAGCAACCAGGCGGCGTGGCCGAGGTATCGCCAGAGGATCTGCCAGACAACCCTGAGGCTAACGACCACATCTTCGCGTCTGGCAAGTGGTGGCGCATCAACCCGAAGGCAGAGAACGTCGGCAACCTGCCGGCCGGGTACTACATGCAGATGCTGCTCGGCAAGAACCTGGACTGGATTCGATGCTACGCCGAGGGTAAGTACACCTACGTCCAGGAAGGCAAGCCGGTCTGGCCTGAGTACGACGACCACATGATGGTGTCTGACGTGGACGTTGAGCCCGGCATCCCGATACAGGTCGGCCTTGACTTCGGTCTGACACCGGCTGCCGTCATTGGCCAGCGGCTACCGAATGGCCGGTGGGTGATCCTGCATGAGATCGTCACCTTCGACATGGGCCTCGAGCGATTCGGCCACCAACTGCTCGCCGAGCTTAACGCCCGCTACCCGAAGTTCCCCGTGCAGATATGGGGCGACCCGGCCGGTATGGCGCGAGACGCCATCTACGAGGTAACCGCATTCGACTTCCTCAAGACGTTGGGGCTCAAAGCGCAGCCTACCGCAAGTAATGACTTCAAGGTGCGCCGGGAGTCAGCCGCAGCTCCGATGCAGCGTCTTATCAACGGCAAGCCGGGGCTCATCGTCCATCGTGAGTGCAAGCTGCTGCGCAAGGCATTGTCCGGCGGGTATCACTTTAAGCGTGTCAGCGTCGGCTCGGGGCAAGAGCGGTTCCGCGACGCGCCCAACAAGAACGAACACTCGCACGTCGGAGACGCTTTTGGCTACCTGCTGCTGGGTGGTGGTGAATACAAGCGCATGACCAGATCGCCGATGTCCGCGTCGACGCTGGTGGTGCAGACCGTTGCCAACTCTGATTTCGATCCATTCAAGTGATAGACGCCGAACTGCTCAACAGAACCATCCGCCAGAAACAAGGTGTGCGCTTTATCCCGTTCCGCGCAGACCACGTCGACTGGATGGAGATGGATGACCCTGGCGCTATCGCTGCTGCACGCGCCATAGACTACAAAAGCTTCCTTGCGGCGCAGTCCCGCATTGGCACGGCAATAACCGTTCTGTTACATGGAACACCAGTGGCCGTGTTTGGGTGTGTTCTGCTTTGGCCCGGCGTGGCGGAGATGTGGAGCATCCTTACTCCGCAAGCCAGAGAGCACCCAATTCATACAACCAGGGTTGCTAAGTCGTTTAGGGATATCGCAGCGCAATCACTAAGATTGCGGCGTTTGCAAATGACCGTAAGATGCAGTGACCTAAGGGCCGTGCGCTGGGCGCTGGCTATTGGATTCAGCATCGAGGGGGCAATGCAAAAGTACCTTGTCGACGGAGCTGATGCTTACATTATGGGGAGGGTTTATGAGTGACTTTTTTGGCGGCGGCGGCGGCGACAACAGCGCCATGATTGCGCAACTTGAACAGCAGCGCAAAGAAACGGAACGCTTGCGCCAGCAGGCTGAAGCTGAGAAGCGCGATTTGCTTGAAAAACAGCAATCTGCCTTGACCGCACGCCGTCGCGGCGGCTCAAGGTCTTTGCTTTCTGAATCTCGACTCAGCCCAGAGGGCGGGCTTGATGACGAGACCCTCGGGGCCAATACCGGGCGGGTGGCCTAAATGCCGGCCGGACGTGGGCGCACATACGTTGACCCGGCTTTAGAGGCCGAGAAAAAGCGGCTCGGGCAAGAAATTGAGGCGTTGCAGGCTGAGAAGGAAGGGATTGTTGCTGCCGGTCTTGGCGGCCGGCGCGCCGCACTTGGCAAGGCGGGAGCCGGCGGGCTCGGATCAGCCAATATGTCTCGGGCCTCTCAGGCTTCCAAAATTGGTTTGAAGTCAAGCGAAGAGCAGATTGATTTCAGAACCAAGGTTGGGGAGGTCATGGCTCGACTTGAGGCTGGGGAAAAAAAAGCGTCTCTTGGTGCAAGCAGGGGAACTTTTGGCCTAATTACACAAGGCAAGCAAGAGGTGGCCGCCGCAGAAAAAGAACTCCGCAAACTGCGTGGCGGTGAACGTCCGTTGCTAAGTGGCGCATCTTTGCCGAGGTGACCGCATGGACAAGATGAAGGCCAAGGTTGCCAAAGTGATGCGCGAGTACAAGGCCGGCAAGCTCAAGTCGAGTTCTGGTCAGAAGGTCAAGTCGCGTGACCAGGCTGTTGCAATCGCAATGTCCGAAGCTGGCATGGAGAAGAAAAAGTGAAAGAGGTCTGGGAGAAAGAGCGTCCTGACAATCTTGGCAAGCCCAAGAAGTTGACCCCGATGCAGAAGGCCGCCGCCAAGAAGATGGCGAAGAAGGGTGGCCGCCCGTATCCGAATCTGGTCGACAACATGCGCGCCGCGAAGGGCAAGTAAGTGGCCGTCACTCAGGTCTACCTGGAGTCTGGTGATACCAAGTCGCGGTTCGTCACCAATACCCAGAAGAACAACGCCGGCAACATGGTGGTGGCAGGTGCAGACGCGCCGCTCATCATGGTCGACGTTAACCACCAGCGTAACCACGATGGCCGCGCATGGTTTGCGTACAAGATGTACCCGTCAAGCGCGCCTCTTGCGTCTGGCTCAAGCATTGACATCGTGATGGCCGCCGGCGCAGGCATCTTTCCCCACCTGACTTTGGATGCGCTGTGTCTTGGTGATGCCGAGCTTTACATCTACGAAGGCACTTCTGCTACCGGCGGAACTTCGTTCACGCCTATCAACCGCAACCGGAACTACAACACGTCCACCAGCGGCGTTGCGATGATCATCAATCCGACGGTCAGCTCGCTTGGCACTCAGCTTGACGCAGAAATCATTCCCGGTGGTTCTGGCAAAAAGTCTGGCGGCGGCACCGCTGGATCGCTTGAGTATGTGCTTAAGCCACTGACTAACTATCTGTTCCGCCTGACCAACGTCAACGGGGCCTCGCACGCAGCTCACCTAGCACTGGAATGGTATGAGTGACGAGCCGATTAAAGACCCAAAGGGAGGGCTGACCGCAGCCGGCCGCGCTTACTTTAAGCGCAAAGAAGGCGCCGACCTTAAGCCGGGGGTGAAGGGCGCCGCCGATACGCCGGAGAAGATGCGCCGCAAGGGCAGCTTCCTCACTAGGTTCTACACCAACCCGAGCGGGCCGCTCACGAAGGACGATGGCGAGCCGACGCGCCTTGCGCTGGCGGCACGCGCATGGGGCGAGCCCGCGCCCACCAATGCATCTGCCGCTGCACGCCTGGCCGAGAAGGGCCGCAACCTGCTGAAAAAATACGAAGGGACGAAAAATGGCTGAGATGATGCGCTTGAATGTCGACGACATCATCAAGCGGCACGAGATTGCGCTGCGCAAGAAGGACGACTTCCGCAGTCTGTACGAGGACTGCTACGAGTTCGCCCTGCCGCAACGGAACCTGTACGACGGATACTGGGAGGGCAAGGTCGCCGGCCAAAAGAAGATGGCCCGCGTGTTCGACTCGACCGCTATCAACAGCACGCAGCGGTTTGCCAACCGTCTGCAGTCGGGCATCTTTCCGCCGCAGCGCAAGTGGTGCAAGCTGGAGCCGGGGCCGGACATCCCGCAGGAGCGCAGGACTCAGGCCCAGGCCGCGCTAGACGTATACACCGACAAGATGTTCGCCGTGCTGAAGCAGTCGAACTTCGACATCGCGATGGGCGAGTTCTTGCTTGACCTTGCGGTCGGCACGGCAGTGATGATGATTCAGCCTGGCGATGATGTGTCGCCGATCAACTTTGTGCCGGTGCCGCAGTTCCTTGTCAGCATCGAGGAAGGTGCCAACGGCCAGGTCGACAACGTGTACCGACGGATGCGCATCAAGGGTGAAGTCATCTCGCGCCAGTGGCCGGATGCCAAGATCGAAGGGCAGCTCAAGTCTGCCATCGAACTCAAGCCCTCTGAAGACATCGACCTCATTGAGGCCACGGTCTATGACGCGAAGCGCGGCGATTACTGCTACCACGTCATCCATAAGGAGACCAAGAGCGAGATTGTCTACCGGCGCATGAAGGTGTCGCCTTGGGTGGTGTCGCGTTACATGAAGGTGGCCGGAGAAGTGTACGGTCGCGGCCCGCTGGTGACCGCACTGCCGGACATCAAGACGCTGAACAAGACCAAGGAGCTGCTGCTCAAGAATGCCAGCCTTGCTATCGCCGGCGTCTACACCGCAGCCGACGACGGTGTGCTGAACCCGGCAACGGTCAAGATCGTGCCAGGCGCCATCATCCCTGTGGCCCGCAACGGTGGCCCGCAGGGAGAGTCGCTGCGTGCGCTGCCTCGAGCCGGAGACTTCAACGTCAGCCAGCTGGTCATCAATGACCTGTCGCAAAACATCAAGCGCATCCTGTTGGATGAGTCGCTGCCGCCAGACAACATGAGCGCACGCTCGGCCACCGAGGTGGTGGAGCGCATGAAGGAACTCGCGCAGAACCTGGGCTCGGCATTTGGCCGTCTCATCAACGAGACGATGATCCCGACCGTATCGAAGATTCTGCAGGTTATGGATGACCGCGGCCTGATAGATTTACCTTTGCGCGTCAACGGTCTTGAGGTCAAGGTGGCGCCGGTGTCTCCGCTTGCGATGGCGCAGAACATGGAAGAGGTCAACAACGTCCTGCAGTTCGCCCAGATCGCTCAGGGCGCTGGCCCCGAAGGGCAGATGACGCTCAAGGTCGGCCCGATGCTTGACCTGATTGCCGAGAAGCTTGGGGTGCCAGCGGCAGTGCGCAACTCTCCAGAGGAGCGCGCCCTGATGGCGAAGGACATGGCGCAGCAGGCGCAGGCGCTCGCAGCGCAAAACCCTGAGGCTGCGGCGGGCGCGGTGGCGCAGATGGTTGGAGGCTGATATGGATTACGGATATGGCAGCCGCAAAGACGGCAACAAGAAGGGGCGCGGGTATTTTGGGGAACTCAAGCGCCCAGATGGTGGTGTATCTACCGAATTGTCAATCGGCGTTTCAATCGACGATAAAGAGGTTGAGATTCCCCTGTTGGTTCCGACGCTCAATAAGTCCGAAGTGGCTCGCCTTTTGAAAGACAAGCCGCCCACCGAGGCCATAATCAAAAAGGCATTCGATCACGCAATCATGCGGATGAAGCAGGGCAAGTCGCCCTTTGCAGACGACGATGATGAAATGATGGAGATGGAGTGAGCTGGGACGATCTTGAGGCAATCCCAACCGACATCCGAGACGTAGCACAACGGTCTGAAGACCTAGACCGTTTGTGCCTGCGCGTACTCGGTTCCGAAGATGGACAGAAACTCATGGCATGGCTACGCGCCACGCTATTGGAGCAACCCGTCGCCGTGCCGGGTGCGGTTGCAGACTTTGCGTTCTACCGTGAAGGGCAGAACAGCGTCGTCCGCGACATCGAAGCACGGATTAAACGCGCAAGGAACCTGTGATGGAAATGCAAGACAACGAGCCCAGCTCGACGCCGGAAACGGCAGACGCTGGCCTACTCGACTCGGCGACTCTGCCCGATGATAGTCAAGGCCAGCAGGATACCTCGCAAGTACAGATTGACCACAAGCAGGCGCCGGAGCAGGACGACGGCCCGCTGGAGCGTCCTGACTGGTGGCCGGAGAACTTCTGGAAGCAGGACGAGCCCGACCTGGAGGGCATTGCCAAAAGCTGGAGTGACCTGCGCAAGCAGATCGCCCAAGGCAAGCACAAAGCTCCGGCGGACGGCAAGTACGACACCAGCGCATTTGCCGGCATCCCCGAGGATGACCCAGTGCGCAATCACGTTCTGTCGTGGGCATCTGAGTTTGGCGTAAGCCAGGCTGCGCTCGACAAACTGGTCGGCGATGTTGTTGCCATGCAAGGCGAGCAGTCCGCTCAATTTAAGGCCAACTACGAATCCGAGCGTAAAGCTCTTGGCCCGAATGCCGATTCGATGATTAAGGGCATGGTTGATTGGGCCGCCGGCCTGGTGCAGAAAGGCGTCTGGTCAAAGGACGACTTCGAGGAGTTCAAGATTATGGGCGGCACAGCCCGAGGATTGCGTGCGTTTATGAAACTGCGCAGCAGTCTTGAGAACTACAGTGTGCCGACCAGCTCCATGCCGGTTGATGGAGCGCCAAGCAAGGACGAGCTTTACCAGATGGTCGCCGATCCTCGCTATACCAGCGACACCGCATATCGCAAGAAAGTGGAGCGGATGTTCCAGGAAACTTTCTCGGAGTAGAATTAACTCCGCTTTCCTCCTCTCAAGTAATAACTGACCCGCCTTCGTGCGGGTCTTTTTTTGCCAACCTATAAATGCTGTTGCATTTTATCTGCCGCGCCTGTAAAAGCGCGATAAGGCTAATCGGGTAACCGACCCTGACCGCAGCGAGACGCTGACGAGTGGCTGCCGTAAGCAGCAAGCAATCGGCCCAGGCAACTGGCTCACCGGCGCGGCAAACAAACTTTTGTCAATTTAACAAGGAGTACGAAATGGCTATCTCTCTGAGCAATGCCTTCGTCACCCTGTTTGATGCCGAGGTCAAGCAAGCCTACCAAGGTAAGGCCATGCTTGTGCCCGCCGTGCGTCAACGTCGTGGCGTTGAAGGCAGCACTGTCAAGTTCCCGAAGGTCGGCAAGGGCGTCGCTACGCTGCGCGTTCCGCAGACCGATGTGACCCCGATGAACGTCGGTTTCAGCAACGTCACCTGCACGCTGCAGGATTGGAATGCTGCCGAGTATTCGGACATCTTCTCGCAAGCCAAGGTCAACTTCGACGAGCGTCAAGAGCTGGTGCAAGTGGTTGCCAGCGCAATGGGCCGTCGCCAAGACCAGCTTATCCTCGACGCCCTGGCCGCTTCTGGCACGTCGCTGACCGTGTCGAACGACATTGGCGCCGCCGACAGCAACATGAACATCGCCAAGCTGCGCGAGGCGAAGCGCCTGCTGGACAAGAACAACGTCCCGCCGGAAGGCCGCCACATCATCATCCACGCCAATGGCCTGTCGAATCTGCTCTCGGAAACCTCGGTTACCTCGAGCGACTTCAACACCGTTAAGGCGCTGGTGTCTGGCGAGCTGAACACCTACATGGGCTTCACCTTCCACATTCTGGGTGATCGCTCCGAGGGTGGTCTGGCCATCGACGGTTCGCTTGACCGCACCTGTTTCGCGTTCCATCGCGACGCTCTCGGCTACGCCGAAGGTATCGCCATGCGCACCGAAATCAACTACATCCCGGAAAAGACTTCGTGGCTGGTTAACGAAGTGTTCTCGGCCGGTGCTGTCACCATTGATGCGGAAGGTATCGTTTCGATCACCTGCCGCGAATCTGCTTAAGGAGACTGATCATGGCTTTTGACGCTACTGGTTGGGTCACCGTCTGTGCTGCCAAGGCTGGCAACGCGCCGTCGATGTATATGTACAAGTCGGCCGACACGCAAGCCACGATCAACACGGTCGGTTACTTCGCTTCGCTGAAGGACACGCTGAAGGTTGGTGATGTCATTTTCGTGTACGACACCACCACCCCGTCGCTGGTTGTGACCTATGTCAACTCGGTCACGTCTTCGACCGTTGACATCGCGGACGGCACCACCGTCTCCGCTACCGACACCGACTGATTGGTGTCATAGCAGCACGGGGCCAGCTCTTGTTCACAGGGGCTGGCCTCTTTCACATTGAGGGATTGTGATGGCATCTGGTGATTCAGCACTCTCGATCTGTTCTGACGCGCTAATCATGCTCGGCGCCAGGCCCATCTCTTCGTTCAACGATGGCACCGACGAGGCCAATGTCGCCGACCGTCTTTATGGCGATGTGCGCGACCAGGCACTGATTACCTACCCTTGGAGCTTCAGCTTCAAGAAGGTGCAATTGGCAAGGCTGACGGCCGCTCCCATTAACGAGTGGAAGTATCAATACCAGCTGCCCGGTGATGGCATTGGCCCTCCGCGCAGGATTTACAACAGCGCATCAACGAACATCGTCCCTATCTCTGCTTATGAGCTGATGGGAGACAAGCTCCTCACCAACGAGGAGAAGATTTACGCCGAGTACCAATACTCGACGCCAGAGTACGCAATGCCGACGTACTTCGTGCAATTGCTCAAGTATCTCATCGCATGGCACATGGCGCTGCCCATCACCGACCAAGTCGAGAAGGCGCAGTATTGGCAAAGCGTTGCGGTTGGTTCTCCGGCCGAGAATGGCCGTGGTGGCTATATGCGTACTGCCATGAACATTGACGGCCAAGGCCAGCCGGTGCAAACCATTGAGGACTACTCGCTGATTGCGGTGAGGGGCTGATGGCACGCTTCGTCTCGATCCAGACCAACTTCAGCACGGGCGAGATGGACCCGCTGCTGCGGGCTCGCGTCGATCTTGAGGCGTATCAGAACGCGCTATCCGAGGCCACGAATGTTGTCATCCAGCCGCAGGGCGGCCTGCGCCGCCGGCCCGGCACCAGGTTCCTGTATGACTTGCCTAGCTCTGGATCGGAGTCTGCCGGCAATGGTGTGCGCTGCGTGGCGTTTGAGTTCAGCACTAGCGATAGCTATATGCTGGTGTTCACGCACAACCGTATGTACGTCTTCCGCAACAAGACGCTCATCACCAACATAAACGGCTCAGGCGACCCGTACCTAGACACAACTGCCGTTGGCCTGACGGGTGCGCGCCTTTCGTCCATCTGCTGGACGCAAAGTGCGGATACGCTCATTGTTGTCCACGAAGACATCGTGCCCGTGCGAATCGTGCGCGGCGCGACTAATGCAGACTGGACGGCGACCTCGATTACGTTCGACTCAGTCCCGAAGTACAACTTCGTTAGCCGCGTATTCCCCCCGCAGGGCACGATGACCCCATCGGCCATCAGTGGGAAGATTACGTTGACTGCGTCAACCGCCGCGCTAGCTGGCACTGCGCAGGCGGGCTCGACATCAACATCTATCCGGCTTGCATCAACAGCAAGTGCTGTCAATGATTTCTACAACGGTCAGTTTGTCCGTACTACGGGTGGCACGGGTTCCGGCCAGGTTCGTCAGATCATTGACTATAACGGCACCACGAAACAAGCTACGGTAGACACCGCATGGACGGTCACGCCAGATGCAACGACGGCGTACTCGATTGTCATCTTTGACACCACGGCATCAGTTGGTCAGTACATCAATGCCAGCCCGCAGGGTCGTGCGCGCATCATCGCCGTCACTAGCGCAACTGTCGCATCTGCAATCGTCGAGTTCCCGTTCTTTAGTGCCACAGCAATTGCTTCCGGCAGTTGGGAAATCGAGACGAACTATGAACCCGTGTGGTCTAGCACACGGGGCTACCCGCGCACCGTCACCTTCCATGAAGGCCGCCTTTACTTTGGCGGGAGCAAGTCGCGGCCGTCGACAATCTGGGCTAGCCGGGTCGGCCTCTTCTTTGACTTTGAGGCTACCGAGGGTCTGGATGACGATGCCATCGAGGCCACGCTAGACACCAATACCTACAACGCAATCACCGACATCATCTCCGGCCGCGATCTGCAGGTGTTCACCACTGGTGGTGAATTCTATGTGCCGCAGGCTGGCCTTGAGCCTGTCACTCCGACGAACTTCTTTGTCAAGACAATCTCCCGTCACGGCAGTAAGGAAGGGATTCGCGTCCAACAATTGGAGTCCGGCACGATTTTCGTGCAGCGCCAAGGCAAGGCGTTGAACGAGCTTGCGTTCAATGACGTGCAGCTCACATACATCACCAACAAGATTAGCCTGCTTGCCGGCCATCTGCTGATGGGGCCGGTCAAGATTGCGTTGCGACGGACGGTGGCAACGGACGAGAACGATCTGCTGCTAATCGTCAATGGCACCAGCGGGACAATGGCTGCCTTCTCGCTGCTGCGCGGCCAGAACGTCATTGCGCCGTCTGAGTTTGTGACCGATGGCAGTTTTGTTGACGTGGGCGTTGACATCACCACCATCTATTCTGTGGTCAAGCGGACCATTGACGGCGTCGACCAATGGTTTGTCGAATACTTCGACGATGACGTGTACACAGACTGTGCCGTGGTCGGCGGCGCTGCAGCGTCAATCTCTGCTGCGCACCTTGTCGGCGAAACCGTCAACGTCAAACTTGATGGCACCGTTCAAGCCAACCAGGTGGTCCCGGCGGGCGGGTCTGTTGTTTTCTCCAGATCTTCGACCGCCTCTTGTGAGGTTGGGCTGCCGTATTCGGTGGTGGTGAAAACCATGCCGGTCGAGCTTCGTCTGCAGACTGGCACTCGCATTGGATTCCGCAAGCGCATTGTCGAAGTTCATGCACTGCTTAACGAGTCGCAGTACCTCAAGATCAACAACATCGAGGTGCCGATTCGCAGCTTTGACACGGCGAGCATCATTGATAATGACGTGCCGGAGTTCACTGGCACCAAGGTATTGCATGGCATCCTTGGCTATTCGCAAGATGCACAAATCACGGTATCGCAAGACCTCCCGCTCAAGCTGAGATTGCTTGGTCTGGAGTACAAGGTGGCTGTCCACCAGGGGACATGACATGGAATATGTAGCAATCGCATCTGCCGTATTGGGCGCGGCCGGTTCCATTCAGCAAGCTTCTGCGCAAAAGGCAATGTACGAGCTGCAGGGCGCGCAGGCCAACCTTGAGGCCACGCGCAAGGCGTTGCAATATGAGCAGCGTGCTAACGCCACGCTTGAGCGATTGAACGCAGCCAACGCCGCCGTGCGGGCTCAGGCATTTGCTGGTGGCGTGTCGGGTTTTGAGGGCTCCGCTGCGCTGGTGCAGACGGTCAGCGGTCGTCGCGCCGGCAAGGACTTTATGACCGACATCCAGAATGCGCAGGACGCGCTGCGTGGCGGCATGTTCCAGCAGCAACTGTACGAGCAGGCCGGAGACACCGCGATGACTGGCGGATACTTTGACGCACTTAGCAAACTTGGCATGGGCGCCTATCAGTACAAAACATTGGGCGGCGCGCCTAGCAAGCCGGCTCCGATTGAAGACCGTTCAATGATGAGGACGTAATGGCTGACCTTGAACGCTACCAACCCTCCGGTGTCCTGTTCGCCGATGTTCCGCGAATGGACTTTGCCAACGTGCGCGAGCAGGCGCGTGCCGCGCAAGGGTTGACGCAGGCACTAGATCGCATCAGCGACTTTGCGTTCAAGCGTGCGGCGCAGCAAGCGGAACGCGAGGGCCAGCAATGGGCATATCAGAACCGCGTTACGCCAGAACAGGTCAAGGCTGCGCAGGAGCGTGGCGAGCCACTCAGCCTGCCGGCTGCAGATACATATTTTGGGGCGTCCGCCCGTGAGGTGCAGGCACAACTGCTGCGCGGCGATCTTGAACTGCAGACGCGCAATGAGTTTGCCAAGATGTCTGCCGCCGTCGACGCAGGTCTTGTCAAAGACATCGGGGATGTGCAGGCAAATCTGACAGCTCCGATTGAAGGGTTTGCCAAGATTCTGGCGCAGGTCGATCCGCAGGAAGCGGCCAAGTTCCGCGCCTCTATGGCCACAGTCGGCAATGCCGTCTATTCGTCGGCCGCAAAGAGGCTCGCTGAAGATTATGTGCAGGCTCGCAAGAACGAGGTCACCTCAAGCATTGAGTCGTCGCGTGGCGTTCTTTCGGCAACTGTTCGATCTGAGTTTGATCCTGTCATGCTGCGCGAACGTCTTGACCTGATACAGAATAGTGTGGTCAAGATGGCCAGCGACATCTCTCCGCAGTTTGGCGAGGATACGCGCAAGGAGTTTGTCAAAGAGCGGCGCGCCGCTGTCGTCGACGTTATCTCTACCTATCTGACTGGGTCTACGTTTGCCCCAACAGACACAGAGGCACTGGCCAAGATTGAGCGCGGTGACGTTGGCGATTACAAGGCTATCTGGTCCGGTCTGTCAGAAGGCGAGCGCAACGACATCAAGAAGGCAGTCAACACTAGCCAGGCCAATCGGTATGCCGCCGAGCAGCGCGATCGCCAAGAACTAGACCAGCGCAACCAGCGCGACTTCACCAAGATGTACTCGGAATGGGTGAACCCGGCAACGCCGCAGCGTCGCAAGGATGAACTACGGTCAATGATGGTTCCGCTTGCCGGTGGCACTGGCGAACTCGACAAGCTATTTGCAAAAACAGAAGACGGGGAGGGAGACCAGCTTCTATTCGTAAAATTGCGTGATGAAATTTACAACGGAAGAATCAATTCTCCGTACCAGTTGTTCCCTTATTTCCGTCGTGGCGGCATTAACAAAAAACAACTCGCCTCTTTGCAAACAGATATTTATGACGTTGATAAGCCGAAGATAGCTGCGGCCAGCAAAAGCCTCAACAGATATGCCGGCGTTGGCGACGTGATTAGCGGAAACTTTGATCCCAAGGATGCCGCTTTCCAGAAGGGCCAGAAACTCAGTGCTAGGTTTGAGTCTGCCGTTGGTGCGGCGCGTGACGCACAGGATGCGTTGCCGCCAGAAAAACGTACTGGCATTGACTACAACGGCATCGCTGCACGCATCATCCAGGAGTACGAAACCGAAGACAAGGCGGACGCAGTCAAGCAAAAGGCCCGCAAGTCGCTAGAGGGTTTTGAGCAAATTGCCACCCGCAAGGGTAAGACGGTTCGACTTGATGATCGCACCAGCGTGGCTGACTTGGAGCGGCTGGGCGTGTTCAGCGGTTCGGAGCTTACTGCCATCAAGAAGAATCTCGACATTATTAAGAGGCCATGATGCTGTCACCCATCGAGCAGTCATTCATTGACGACATCATCGCCGCCCGTTACCCCGACGTAACGCCGGAGCCGCAGGCCGCGCCCGTGCAACTTGCAATGGGCGGGGCTGGGGGCGCGCAGGCGAAAGGGCCGGGGTCCATCGGCGAGGTTGTGTCGGACGTGGCTGCCCCACTAGGCGCGATGGTCGACATGGGCGCTGCCGCCACCAAGGGTATGGCGCAGGGATTCGCTGGATTGCCGGGCGATCTTGAGGGGCTAACTCGCACGGTCATCAACCTGCTGGGTGGATCGGTCGACGAAAACACCAAGCTGCCAACCACCGAAGAGATTAAGACTTGGCTTGACCAGTTCCCCATCACCCGCGTGGGTGGCGGCGCAAACCCATACGAGAAGCTTGGCGAGTTTGCCGCGCCTGGTGGCTACGTCAAGGGTGCCAAGGAAGTGGCGCGTGGCGCAGGCAAGGTCATCAAGGCTGCGGAAAATATGCCGGCCGGGCTAAGTGTCAAAGACGTAAGCCCAAGCATTTGGGACGTTGGCAGTCAGCAATACAGTTCTGCCAAGACATCTATCAACGTGTCTAAGTTGCCGGCAACTTTTGGCAAGTTGGAAGCCCTTGATGCAGTAAAGGCTGGAGACGTTGTTGCTGATATTGGAGGCGGGCGCTTTGACAATGCGATGGAATGGGCGTCGAAGCGTGGCGCAACTTTGCATGTCATTGACCCGTACAACCGCTCAGTCGAACACAACAAGCGCGCCATTGAGGCAGTGCGTGATGGCAAGGCAGATGTGGCAACGGTCAATAATGTGCTGAATGTCATCAAGGAAGAAGAGGGGCGAGACCGTGTTATAGCGCAAGCGCACAATGCGCTTCGCCCTGGAGGGAAGGCGTACTTCCTAATTTATGAAGGCAACAAGTCCGGTGCGGGTGCAGCATCTCAGCAAGGACAATCGTGGCAGAACAATAGAAAGACGGCCGATTACCTTGATGAAGTAAGAAAGGTATTTGACGATGTAAAGATTAAGGCCGGCATGATTGAGGCCACTAAGGGAGCGAAGTGATGGCCATCAAACCCATCGGCGAACGGCTTGACCAACTGACCGAAAGCATTCCGTCAGACGCTCCCGTCGAGCAAGATAACCCGTTTGAGCCGCAGCCAGTTGCCGAGCCGGAGATGGTTGCCGGCCCGATTGGCGCGCTGAAAGGAATTCTCAAGGGCACGACGCGCCGCTTTGTTGACGAGGTTCCGCCTGCGGCCACGCAGGCTGGTGCGCCGCCCGCTCCTGCCGCTGCCGCTGCGCCTCCGGCATCGACCGCGCCCGCTGCGCCGCCTGCCGCCGTCACGCCGCCGGCTGCCGCCCCAGCTCCGCGCCCTGTGCCGCGCACACAGCGCCCGCCTAAGCCTGCCACCCTAGAGGCAGAGGCTGCGGCTATGCCCGGCGAGGGCACGCCGCGTACCGGCGAGATGTTCAACCTTGACCTACAAGATGACCGATCTGTCGCGCAATATATCGAGCGCATGTCTGAGCGCACTGGCGTGGACTACAACCGCGTCACGCTTGCCGATGTGCGCGCCCAGGTCGAGTCATTGGGCATCACGCCCGAGTGGCTGGCTGAACTTGAAGGCACCGCAGAAGGGCTGAAGAATCTGCCGGTGACGGTGCTGCGTGCGGCGTACACCGCGCCCGCCGTAACCAATGACCTGATGCAAGTCGTCAAGCGCATCAACGCTGGAGACCAATCTCCCGAGGCAATGCAAGAGTTTATCCAGAACTACGCACTGACAGCGCACGTTCTGCAGCAGGTCAAGAATATCCAAGTTGCTCCAGCTCAGGCACTGGCCGTGCTAAACCAAGGCCGGCCGGTATTGAACACGGATGCATTGCGTGGCCTTGCCAATAACCCGAATGTGACGCAGCAAGTGCGCGACCTAGCTGATGCACTTGATGCATCCATCGACGACGCATCGCGCCTCCGCCTTATTGAGCGCACCAGCAAGGTTGGGTTTGTCAAAGACCTGTGGTTGTCGACGTGGATCAATGGCTTGCTGTCGGCAACGGCCACGCCTGTGGTCAACATCACGTCTAATGCCGCGTTTGCTTTGTCTCAGCCGTTTACCCGGTTGGGTGCTGCGGCAATCGGCACGGCGCGGCGCGGCCTTGGCCTTGGCCTTGGCAAAGAAGAACAAGTGTTCTTTGGCGAAGCGTTCGCTGGTCTTGCCGGGTATGTGCAAGGGTCGCGTGATGCACTGACGTTGGCATGGCGCTCGCTAAAGACTGGCACGTCGAAAGAGCAGCGTGTTACTGGAGCGCCAGAGGGCGGCAAGACGGAAGCGAAGTTTGGCCCCGCCGGCGCGAATGCCGCGGAATATGGGTTCGACGGTAAGACCGCATCAGCTCTGACCTTATGGTCAAAGTTTGTGTCGGTGCCGGGGCGCGTGCTGCAATCGACCGATGAGGCATTCAAGTCTCTGGCGTATCGGTTTGAGCTGAATGCTCAGGCATACCGCGATGCAATGCTCACTCAGCGCCGCCTAATCGAAGATGGCATGGACCCAGAGCAGGCCAGCATTGAGTCCGCCAAGCGCATCCAACAGGTGCTGGACAACCCGCCGGACAACATTGACTACGCGGCACAGGATTTCAGCAAGATGCTGACGTTCACCCGCGACCTTGAGGGTGGCGCAGCTCGCCTGCAGGAAATAACCAACAACAATATTCTTGCCAAGACTGTGATGCCGTTCGTGCGCACGCCGACGTGGATTATGTCTGAGGGTTTGCAGCATTCCTACTTTGCCCCGCTGTCCAAGCAATGGCGCAGCGACGTAGCTGCCGGCGGCGCTCGCCAAGACCTAGCGCTTGCCAAGTTTGGCCTCGGCAGCATGGCCATGACCTCTCTGACCACGATGGCAGTTGAGGGCCGCATCACCGGCTCCGGCCCCGGCAACAAGGCACTGCGCCAGACTTACCAGCGTGATGGGTGGCGGCCGTATTCGTTGGTTATGAATCAGGGCGAATGGGACCCTGAGTTCAAGGCATACCTTGAAGGCATCCCAGGCATGGACCCGTCTGTCGGCAAGAACGGCAAACTGTATGTCTCGCTGCGTGGGTTTGAGCCGTTGTCAGGCATCTTCGCTATGGCAGCCGACTACGTCGAATACGCTCGCTACGAGGAAGATGAGGACAAGGTATCGCAGGTCGCGCTGGGCTCGCTGTTTGGTCTGTACCAGTATGTCGGCCAATCGCCCTACATGCAGGGCTTGAGCGGCATGGTGTCGGCGCTCGGCAGCAATTCTCCGAATCCGCGCCAGGCGTTGAAGGATGTCATCAACCAAGTCGCGCAGAATGCCACCGAGTTTGCCATTGGCGGATCACCTGTCGGCGCATGGTCCGCGTTCCAAGCTCAGGTCGAGCGGTACATGGACGGCACGCGCAAGGACATCACCACATCGCCATCAGAAGCCACGGGGTGGAAGGGTGTGCTTGAGGGTATCGCCCGTTGGAAGTCGCGCACGCCGGGTTTGTCTGCCAGCCTGCCGGATAAGATAAATCGTTGGGCCGAGCCAGAGATGGAAATTGACCCGGCGCGCCCGTGGCTCGGGTTTACCGGCATCCGCACCAGCGAAAGCAAGATGCAGCCGGTTGACCGATTGCTGATTAGCCTGCAGATGCCGCTAGGAATGCCGCCTCGAGCAATCAGCAAGGAAGGCATTACTGTCAAACTTGAGCCGGATGAATACAACCGGATGCTAAACATCTACGCCAAGGAAGTGCAACTTGGCGGAATGGGCGTGCAAGATTTTCTTGTGACAAATGGTACGACCCCATCTTTTCAATTGCTGCAACTTGATCAACAGCAGGCACTCATCAAGAAGTGGGATGAGGCTTTTATGGGTGCTGCTCGCGAACAATTGATTGATGAAAACCCTGCACTGCAAGCTCGCATTGAAGCTGAATTGTCGAGAGTAGAAGTGCAAGGGCGCTATAAGCGATAGCCGTTAGAATCCGACCAGGAGCGATTTAACCATGCCGACTTATCCGATTAGCAACGTGACGCGCCGGGTGGTCTACGACGGTTCAGCCGGCGTGGGACCGTATGCGTTCACCTTTGAAGTACTTGCAGACACTGACATTGCGGTTTACCGCAACGACACGTTGTTGGGCTTGACCACCAACTACACGGTGACCATCAACGCGAATGGCACTGGTTCTGTCACGCTGACAGCGGCGGCCTCGGCGGCTGATGTCATTACGATTGTCGGCAACCGCGCAATTCAGCGCACCACCGACTTTGTGACTGGCGGCGACCTGTTTGCCAACACGCTCAACGACGAGCTCGACTCGCAGACCATCTTTGTGCAGCAGGTGGCAGAGACTGCGGATCGCTCCGTCAAGATTCCGGTTACCGACCCGACAACGGTTGATGTTGTGCTGCCGTCGTATGACGACCGCGCCAACAAAATCTTGTCGTTCAACGCGGGTGGCGATGTTGAGGCCGTGCTTGTAAAAGGCGACATTGCAAATGCCGTTGCTAGCGCGACAGCGGCTGCAAACTCGGCAACGCTTGCGCAAGCCGCTTTGAACAATTTTAACGGCATTTATTACGGACCATTGGCTTCCGACCCCGCGCTTGATCCAAACGGAAATGCGATAAATATTGGGGACATTTACCTAAACAGCACAACATCCGTGATGCGTGTTTATATCGCATCTGGTTGGGTGGATGCTGTTACTGCAGACCCGGTGACTGTTTTTTCGCAGACTTTTAGTGGAGACGGTTCTACAACCAATTTTACTTTGTCGTCTGCGCCTGCGTCTTTGAATGCCGTAAGCGTTTTCATATCCGGCGTCTCGCAAGTCCCAACAACTTCATTCACGATTAACGGAACAACGCTGACGTTTGTTGTTGCCCCTCCGACCGGAGCCAACAATATTCTGGTTCGCTGGTTCTCTCCGATTGCGGCTGGCGTGCCAGATGATCTTTCTGTCACTACGGCAAAGATTCAAGACGGCGCAGTGACCAGCGCAAAGATTGCAAATGGTTCTGTGTTGCCAGCAAAGCTTTCAACTGGCGGCCCCAGCTGGACTTCTGGCGGAACGGTGACCATTGGCAGTGCGTCACTTGATGGAAATTTAAGCCTCTATCGGTCTTTGGCTGGGCCAGTCATTACATTTGAGAATGGCGACACGACCATTAACATCAATGATGTTTATGGAGCAATGGATTTTAAAGGGAATGATGCAAGCGCTAATGCTGCTGGGGTAAGGGCAAGAATAAGGGCTACAGCAACAACCGCAACAGGTGCAACAGAATTGCAATTTTTCTGCACAGGTTCTGGTTCTACTTCCCTTCTTACCGCTTTGAGTTTAAGCACCAATGGCGTTGCTACTAGCAATATCAGTTGCAACACTATAACTGCAGTGGGTGCGATATCTGCGCCAGATACTGTTTTTTCTGCCTTCCAAGGGAGAATTAACTTTTTTGGCAGCGTAGCAATGCTTTCGACAGATACGCAAGTTGATGTTGATATTACGAGTGTCTTGTCAGCAACAACCAATGCCCCATCCTATTTCATTGATGTTGATGTGGTCGGCACATATTTTGACGCAGCTGGGCTGAACTCTGCCAGGCTGTTCAAGAACTGGGCGCAAATGGTTCACTGGAACGGCACGACATGGACGATTGCCGGGGCCGTACTGAAGTTTGCCGCATTCAATTCTGATGCCACAAACTTCCCAGCCGGTGCTGTTAATGCATCAAAAGCACTGCTAGTCGTTTCTGGCACATCCCTTTTGCTGCGTATGCAAAATCGCACCACGCCGGCTGCAGGAAGCGTGACAGGATATAGGTACAACCTACTTATCACAGGTTCGTCATAATGAAAATCATTACTAGGCTTTTCAACGAGTATTCGGTTCGCGGCACCGATCGCCGGCCGGATGAGCCAATCATCCAAATCAATGTCATCAACCCTGCAGACCCCGGTCACAGCATGTGCTTCTTCGTGCGCTGCGATGATTCAACAGCGGCTGATGTCGACGATGTCATGGCGGGGCTTGAGGCATCTGGCGAAATGGCCACAATGATCGGCAAGGCCCACAAAGCCTTCTTTGAAATCTAGCGTCGAGGCAAATCATGTCACTCATCCAGGTCAACGACACGGTCATCGCGGACAGCTCAATCACCACTGCCAAACTTGCAAGCGGTGCCGTTACTGCCGATAAGTTGGCCCAGCCGTTTGCTTCCGCTAGCGCGGTCCCAACCACGGGTTCATATACCGCATCAATTTCCGGCACCACAATGACAGTCACTGCTGTGGCGTCTGGCACCATCGCAGTTGGTCAAGTGATTGCGGGCACCGGCGTAACGTCGGGCACAAGAATCACTGCGCTCGGAACTGGTTCTGGCGGCACTGGGACGTATACGGTCAGTGCATCTCAGACTGTCGCATCGACCACCATTTCCACAAACGGCGTTGAAATGACCGGCATCCCGAGTTGGGCAAAAAGGGTGACCGTAATATTGCGCGGCGTTAGCACCAACGGCACGTCTCCGATGCTGATTCAACTCGGGTCGACGACCATCACAACCACAGGCTATCTAGCAACCAGTGGCGGTGTGTCAACCGTAGCCACTGCGGCTAGCTCAACCGCCGGGTTCATTATCAATGCGGTGCTTTCCACTGATGTGGTGAGCGGGGCGATGACGCTTGTCAACCCGAGCGGGAACAGCTGGGTGTCAACCCATTGCACGAAAGCGTCAACTACCCAAGTCCTATTGGGCGGGGGTGACGTAACGCTTGCGGGTGTATTGGATCGCATTCGCCTCACCACAGTGACCGGCAACGCTTCATTTGATGCTGGCGAAATCGACGTTTATTGGGAATGATTGCGATGACCGAAATCGACCCGCAGGACTTTGGCGCCCTCCAGGCTAACGTCAAGACGTTGACACAGGAAATTCACCTGCTGCGCCAAGAGATGGCGCACGTCAACGCCATGATCAACCAAGGCAAAGGCGGGCTTTACGTCATCGTGCTGGCAGCTGGGTCAATCGGTGCCGCGTTCACATTGCTCATCAAGAAGATGCTCGGTGGTTGACATGGACCCGGCGCAAGCTCTCGGCAGTCTGGTTGGGCGCACCATCGTCAACGTCGCGCTGGAAAACGACGAGCTGACCATCATGCTGGACGACGGCCGCGAGATCGATCTGTACGAGGATGACGATGGCGATCTGGCCATGCGCGTGGTCGACAGGGAGTCCCAATAGTGGACACCACCCTGGCCGTCATCAACACCATCTGGCCAATCTTGGTCGGGTTTGCCGGCCTAGTCTTCTGGCTGGCCAAAAGTTGGGCTGACATTGAGACGTTGAAGGACAAGGTCCACGCGCTCTTCGATTTGTTCAACCGTCACATCCAGGAACACAAGGAGCGCGACTGATGCTGCCACTGCTTGCCCCCATCCTGACCCAGCTTGCCGGTGCCGGCCTGCAGAAGGTAGCCGATGCTGTACTTGACAAAGGCGTCGACTACGTCGAGGAGAAGCTGGGCATCACGCTTGAGCCCGACATGCCGCCGGAGAAGCTGGCGGAGATCAAGTCCCGCGCCCTGCAGCATGAAGAGTTCATGTTCGAGCAGGAGGTCAAGGACCGCAGCTCCGCACGCGAGCGCGAGGTGGCCATCATGCAGACCGATGCGAGCTGGCTCAACAAGCACATTGTGTCCATCCTGGCCATCGGCACGCTGGTGTTCGCGTTCGCCGCAACGATGGTGCTGGCGCTGGTCGACGTGGTGGACAACCAGAAGGACATTCTGATCTACGCGCTAGGCTTTGCCACCAACGCCGCGACGATGGTGCTGGCGTACTATTTCGGTTCGTCATCAGGCAGTAAAGACAAGCAGGCCAAACTAGATGCATTGATGAAGTGAGCCTATGCACCTGAGCCCGCATTTCACGCTGGAAGAATTGACCGTGTCGGAAGCTGCGGCACGTCATGGCATCAGCAACGTGCCAGACAACGAATCATTGATGAACCTGCGCCGGCTGGCCAAGTTCCTTGAAGAGGTGCGCGCCCTGATGGGCAAGCCGTTGCGCATCAACAGCGCATATCGCAGCCCAGAGGTTAACGCCTTGGTCAAGGGTTCGCGCACATCGCAGCATTGCAAGGGCTGCGCCGCAGACATCCGTGTGCCTGGCATGACACCAGACCAGGTGGTCCGAGCAATCGTGGCATCAGACCTACAGTTCGATCAGGTCATCCGAGAGTTCGATTCATGGACGCACATCAGCATTCCGAATGCAGCTGATGGCAAGCCGCGCAAGCAGGCGCTGATTATCGACAAGAAAGGATCGCGCCGCTTCGCATAGCCCCGCAAGGGGGAGGGGATGGATTGTGGGGAAGCACAAGGACCACATCTCACGGGAGACTGCGCAGCGTATTGCCGACGCATGGCCAACGTCTAACAGCGTCATCGACGCTATGGCGAAGGCGGGCTTAAGCACCAGCGACGTGCGCCGCTGTTACCGCTACAGGCGCCAGGCCGAGGAGCTGCTAGGCATCACCCTGCCCACGCTGCAACCACAGTCTGCCGGGGACTGGACGCTGCGGCATAGCCGCGACCTGCCCAACCGCATCATGCATGACCACCCGTTCACAATGGTGGTGTTCAGCGATGCACACTTCTGGCCAGGGCAGACCAGCCCTGCGTTCTGGATTCTGCTGCAGATTCTGGAGGAGTTGCAGCCTGACTACGTTATTGACAACGGCGATTCATGGGATGGCGCCAGCATCAGCCGCCACCCGCGCATGGACTTCCAGCACACGCCGTCACTGCGCGAGGAGCTTGACTGCGTGCGTGACCACATCGACCTAATCGCTGACGCGGCCGGCAAGGATGCCACATTGCTGCGGCACCAAGGGAACCACGACGCCCGGTTTATGGCGCTCATGGCACAGCGTGTGCCGGAGTTAGAGAAGATGCCGGGCACCACCTTTGATGAGCTGTTCCCAGCGTGGGAGCATCACGTCTCGACCATCTTCAACGACTGCCTATTCGTCAAGCATCGCTTCCGGTCTGGGGTTCATGGTGCCTACAACAACACCCTGCACACTGGCCTGTCGACGGTCACCGGGCATACGCACAAGCTCGGCATCCGCACCCTGACAGACATGCGCGGCACCCGGCACGGAATCGAGACTGGCACGTTGGCAGACCCGTGGGGTCCGCAGTTCCGCTACGCGGAGCAGAACGTCCGCGACTGGCGCATGGGTTTCGTGGTCATCACGATGGACAACCAGCGAGTCATCCCTGAGATTGTGCAGGTGGAGGAAGACTCGACCGCGTGGTTCCGCGGCCGAGTGTACGCAGCGCGCTAGGCAGTCGCCCTGCTGTCCAGTTCCTTGAGGTGGCTGGACATCTTGCCGGTGAACTTGATGCGGTGGATGGGATCGATGCGCTCCAGCACTGCCGTATTGGCATCCCGTAGCACACGCAGCTTTTCCATGCGCTCCTCGGGCGTGGCCTTCGCAGCTCGCGCCACCTTCTCAACCAGCTCTTGGAATGCCTCGCCCCATTCCTGCCAAGTGACGAACTCAACTGGGTCTCGGCCCGGCACTGACAACGGATATGGCCCCTCCGGCTCGCCATCCTGTGGCACTGTGGCCGCAAGCTTCGTGGCCACGGTGTCTAGCGGGTTGCGCTGCACAGGCTTTGGCCGGCTAGCCGCGTTGCCATCGTCATCCTCGGCAGCGATGCCGCAGGCCGCCATGATGCTGTAGCGGCGAGCGTAGGTCAGCGCGCTGCCATAGCCCTGCGGGTCATGCTTGGGCGCTGGGACGTGCAGCTTGCCGCCGCGCAGCGTCTCGCCAGACTCATGCAGGAACACGGTCTCGACGATGACACCGTTCTCGCACTCCGTGGTTTCCTGGTACACCGCGATGCCCTGGTTAAGGAGCGCATCGTTGACAGCCTCGAGGCAGCCGGCGAGGTCGGCGTACTTGCTGCGGAAGTGCGGGTTGCTGCTGGTCTTGAGGGCCGGGGCGAACTCGCGCTTGGCCGCGACGAATGCTTTAGCGATTCCCATGCTTGATCTCCTTAATGTTGAGCGTGGACTGACGGACGGCGTATGCATTCTTTGCCGGCACAATTTTTTCCGGCTGCGCGGCGTAGTGCCGCATCGGCCAGCGGACCTGGTACTTGCCGGCGATGCCGGCCTCGGCATCCTTGAGTGCGGCCTTGAGGTCTTTCTCGGCGTGTTCAATCTCTGCCTGCAGCTCCGCAATCTGACGCTTGTGCGACTCAATCATCGCGGCCGCAGCCTCGGCGTTGTCGTCAAGGACAACGGGCTCAGGGTCGGGATGGGTGCGCGGCCAGGTGCGATCCGCATCCTTGCTGCTGATGGGTTCGTATGCCTCAAACACACCTTCGTGTTCCCACGCCACAAGCCGACGGTGGAAGTCAAGCGACACGTCTGCGATGCGGTCGACGGTGGGCTGATGCCGGCTGAACACAAAGCACCGCAGCGTGGTGCCTTGGTAAAGCGTGGCGATGACACCCCACGTTGCACCGATGATGTCCATCTGCGCCTGCAGCTGGATCGGCCCGCGCCACACCGGCGGCGAATCCTCCGGTGCGAAGCTGGTCAGCTTGGCCTCGATGACTCCCTTGCCGGTGAGGATGATGCTGTCCTCGCCCATGACAAAGATGCCTGCTTCGCGGTCGGTGACAATCTCCAGCCCGTTGCCGGATGCAGTGCCATCCAGGCTGCAGCACAGCGGCAGCTTGGGGTGGAAGTACGGTTCTGGGTGAACGTCAACCAAATCGGTGAGGCCGAGCCGCTCGGCTGCGGTTTGCAGGATGATGGACTCCAGTTGGTTGCCCCACTGCATCGCTTCGTTGGTGAAGTCCTCCGGCACCTTGCCGTTGATGGCATCGACGCTGACCTGCAGTTCGTCGTTGGGACTCCGGTACTTGGATAGTCCCATCACGGCCGGCAGGCGGCTCGCAGACAGGACGCTGTTGGGTGTGACCTTACCGACCATTTTCGTACTCCTCATTCCACGCTAGCGTATAGACGCGCACCGCACGGGCGTGCGCTTTGGGATGCGATGCTGTTGTCCAGCCAACCTGCTTGAAGCTGCCACCCTTGAACACTGCGCCAAGCACATTCGGGTGCAGGTCAGCCGGCATGGGCACGTTCTCTCGCACGTCGTTGATGCTGACCTCGCCGCGCAGGCAGGCGCGATCCATCGCAAACTTGCGCGCACGTTCTAGCCAGTCGCGGTTGCGGCGCTCGAGGTCTTCAAGGATTGCGTCGCGCAGTTGATGGCCGGTCTTTGGTTCTGTCTGAACCGTCAACAGAAGTTGCGTCATCACTTTGCCCCCCTCTTCTGCTTCCACTTCACCTGCTGCCATTCGCGGGGCCACATCAGCATTTCGATGCGGCGACCTCCCATCTGGTGCAGTTGGTCTGCGGTCCACTCTTCTCCGTTGGCTGCAACGAAGTGCTGGGCTTTGTCCTTGTCGTAGTGCGGCATGAGCAACTGCCCCTGCACGACGTATGCAAAGCCGATGTCCAGCGGCGCCTTGGCGTCATGTGAACTCATTGCAGAATCCCCCGAAAGATGCCCCACAGGCAGACGCTGATGGCGGCAACAGAAATGATGGCCACGGCGATTGTCCAGCGCCGCTCAAGACGGTCATCCTCAACGTGCAGTTTCACTCTATGCATGGTCTTTCCTCCGCCGGCTGGTTGGAATGGCGAGCGCGGTGCCGGCAGCCCGCGCCGCCTGGATTAGTGCAGCGTCTCGCGCTTCAGTACGTTGGCCACAGCAGATGCGTGCCACACCGTGCCGCCTTTGGCGGTCGGCACGTTGCGTGCGGTGAGTTCTGCGGCGAGGTCGCGCAGGCTAGTAGCGCCCTGCTCGCGCAGCGTGCGAATCAGCGGCAGCACTTTGATGGCGAATGCATCTGCGCGCTCGCGGATGACTGCATTACCGGCCGCGCTGCCACGCTCAGGTGTCGGCGAGCCGAGCTTGAACCCACGCGCCTTTTTGGCAGCCAGTGCCTCGCGTGTACGCTTGCTGATGATGCGACGCTCGAACTCCGCGAAGCTGGCCATCATGGTCAACATCAAGCGGCCGGTCGGGTCGGCAGGGTTGATCTCCGGCAGGTCGACGAAGCGCACCACGATGCCGCTATCAACGATGCTCAGGATCAGTTGCACGTCACGCGCCAGACGGTCGAGCTTGGCGACCACCAGCGACGCGCCAATGCATTTGCATTGCTTAATTGCTGCTGCCAGTTGCGGGCGGTCGCGGTTCGCGCCGGACTCGACCTCGATGTAGCTGGCATCTGGTTCGCCGCCAATGAACTGGCGGACAGCTTGCTGTTGTGCGTCAAGCCCGAGGCCGGAGCGGCCTTGCTTATCGGTGCTGACTCTGAAGTATGCAATGTGGGTGGGCATCTCACTCTCCTGTTTCCCGGTGGAGTGATGCCATCGTAAGTGATATCGCAGAGATATGCAAGTGTGCTATCGTGCATCTGTCGTATCACTGAAGAGAACCATGCCCAACAAGTACAACACCCTGCTGATTCGCCTGCGCCCTGGCACCCGCGAGTTGCTAGACAAGGCGGCAGATGACCAGCGTCGCAGCCGCGCATCGATCATCGACGAGGCCATCAACATCGTGCTGCGCGCTAAGTACAGCAGCACCTCCGAGCGGCTCAACGCAATGCTTGGGGGCAACAGATGAGATACCTATCGGTTTGCTCCGGCATCGAGGCGGCCACGGTGGCATGGCATGAACTCGGTTGGACTCCGGCAGCATTCAGCGAAATCGAGCCCTTCCCTAGCGCGGTTCTCGCGCATCACTATCCCGAGGTTCCTAACCTCGGAGACATGACCAAATACAAGGAGTGGAATCTTGGTGCAGATGGAATTGACTTGCTTGTCGGAGGAACTCCCTGCCAATCCTTCTCTGTCGCCGGACTCCGGCGCGGGATGGATGACCCTCGCGGCAACCTGGCCCTTGTCTATTGCGGACTTCTTGACCACCTTCGACCGCGATGGTTTGTCTGGGAAAACGTCCCCGGTGTTCTGTCAAGCAACGGAGGACGGGACTTTGGTTCCTTCCTCGGGGCGCTGGCTCAACTCGGGTATGGGTTCGCTTACCGAGTGTTGGACGCACGTTTCTTCGGAGTCGCACAGCGCCGCCGTAGAGTGTTCGTTGTCGGACACCTTGCAGACTGGAGACCTGCCGCAGCGGTTCTATTTGAGCGCGAAAGCTTGCGCCGGGATACTGCGCCGAGCCGAGAAGCGCGGGACGTCACTGCCAGAAGCATTGCACATAGCGTTGACGAATGTGGCATCCAGCGCACCGTAGGATCGTTGTGTACTGACACGCACCCCGGCGCATATAGCGGTCAGGATGCCTATACAGGGCGGCTCATTCCTCAGCGAATGGCAGTGCGCCGCCTTACGCCGACCGAGTGCGAACGTCTACAGGGTTTCCCTGACGGGTATACGAACATCAAGGAAAACTGCCCTGATGGGCCGCGCTACAAGGCTCTGGGCAACAGCATGGCCGTGCCGGTCATGCGGTGGATTGGTCAGCGCATACAAATGTTGGAGGGTCTATGAACGGACGCGGTCGACGCGCCAAGGGCGCAACCGGAGAGCGCGAGTTGGCCGGCATCCTGACCGAGCAGCTCGGGGTTGTGGTGAAGCGCAACCTTGGCCAGGCGCGGGACGGTGGCGATGACATGACGGTCGGCAAGTTCCGCATCGAGTGCAAGCGCCATGAGCGGCTGCAGGTCGACGCATGGTGCGAACAGGTCGAGGCTTGCGCCGCTACCGGCGAGGTGCCGGTGGTGATCTATCGACGCAATGGAAAACCGTGGCGAGTGGTGCTGCGGCTTGATGACTTCCTGCCAATGATGAGAGGTGAACTGTGACTGCGGGGCTGCAATACATTGTCGACGTGCTGATGGGCAACCCTATCAACGTCAGTTTCAAGAACACAACCGGCGTCAGCTACGTCTGCGCCGACGATGAGGTCGACGAGCGCACTGCGCGGGTAACCAAAAAGGGCATCGTGCTCAACGCACTGCGCGCCATTGGCTCCGGCACTGTGGCCGAGGTCTGCGTGCAGCTCGAGCGCACCGGAAATCCTATGGACATCAGCCTGGTGTACGCCCAGCTGTCGTATCTGAAAAAAGCTGGCGCCGTCACGTCGAAGATCATCGTCGCCGGCAACAAGAAGATCGGATTGTGGAGAGTGCTCGGTGGCGAATAAGGAAGCGCAGCGCATCAGACAGATTGAAGAACAGCTCACCGGCACCCGCTGGTGCAGCCAATGCTACTCGACCCAGAAGGTGGAGGGAGGCAAATGGAAGACTTACAACGCCGGCAAAAACAGAAGGTGGATATGCAATGGCTGCGTGGCCAGGGCCAAACGTGCTGGGACTGCCGGCACTCCATAGCGGGGCGCACGGGGCTGATGTGTCTGTTGCATGATGATGATGCGAGAGGGCACTGCAGCCGGTTCGAGTACGAGCCGGGCACTGACGAGGGCGACGCATGACCATCATCTGGTTCAATCTGCTGCTGTTCCATGCCGGCCACATCTACTGGCTAGGCGTCTTTGAGACCTATGAGCAATGCAGAGAAGTGCAACTAGAGCTCGAGAAAGAGCGGCCACAGGACAACATGGTCTGCAGGTGGATCAAGGTGGAGTCGACCTGACATGTTGGCAGTGCGGCGAGATTCATGCCGGGGCGCGTGTCGTCGACACGATCGATGGTCGACGCATGAGCAGCTATTGCGAGGCTTGGCTGCGGTACTGCTGGGCGATGCGCGTGCTGAAGGATTGCAACTGGGCGAAGACGAAGGTGCGCCGGTATCTGGAAGAACTCAGGTTGAAGCAGCGACCGGAGACGGTCGAGTGGTTGAGGGAAGAGCTGTTGCGACTGTGGCAGCACAAACAAACCAAAGGGAGGGCAAGACCGTGAGAGTGCATCTGATCAACAACTGGCTGGATGTTGGATTCCAATGGCGGCAGCGCAGGTTCTGGCTGAACCATGAGGTCACCGGACTGTGGCGCTCCGTCACCATCGCCGGGTTTACTGCGGTCTGGTGGTTCAAGTGAACTTCGAGCGGCTGCAGAACCTAGTTGAGAACTGGGCGCATGAGCGTGGCATCTTCAAACACTCTACGGCCACGATGCAGCTTCTCAAAGCGGTGTCGGAGATGGGCGAGTTGGCTGATGCCCACGCCAAGGATCGCAAGGGTGATCAGATTGATGCCGTGGGTGACGTGATGGTCTGTCTGATTTGCTATTGCTACTTGCGCAACGTCGACCCTGTTGAGTGCCTGATGTCGGCGTGGGAGCAAATCAAGGATCGTAAGGGCCGCATGATGCCTGGCGGTGTGTTCGTGAAGGACGCAGATGACTGAGAAGGACGTGGTCAAGCTGGCCGAGAAGGCCATCGGCGACTGGAAGTTTGGCAAGCAGTGGGTCGAGTCTTACAAAGCATTCCTGTACAGATTCGCCATCGCTGCGATTGAACATGAGAAGCGCCGCGTGGCGCGAGAGGAACGGAAATGCACAAAGTGAGTGAGATGGTGGTCGACGTGTTCGTGTTCTGCGGGATGCTCGGGTTTCTGGCCGGCATTGCCGCGCCTGTGATCGGGTTCCTGTGGGCCGTCGTGGAGTGGTTGCTGTGAACCGCGATGACATTATCCGCATGGCGTACGAGGCAGGTGGTGGCCGTGTTCTAAATGCAATGGTCTTCGACCGTGACGAATACCTTGAACGCTTTGCCGAACTTGTCGTCGCTGCGGAGCGTGAGGCTTGTGCGAAGGTGTGCGAGGCATACGACAGCGCGGACCCGCTTAACGTATCTGGCGAGTGCGCCGAGCGCATTAGATTGAGGGGTGAGCAATGAACCGCGATGACATTATTCGTATGGCGCGGGAGGCAGGGGCGTGGCCCTTGATTGACCACGATGGGATATCCGCGCTGGAACGCTTTGCTGAACTGGTCGCTGCTGCGGAGCGTGAGGAATGCGCGAAGGTGTGTGATGAACAAGGCAATGGACGCAAGGCGATGGAGCATTACGCTGCGCTGACCTACGCCGGAGCCACGCATGACTGCGCCGCCGCCATCCGAGCGAGGGGTGAGCAATGAACCGCCATGACATTATCCGTATGGCGCGGGGGGGCAAGATGAACAAGTGGATGGAGAAGGCAATCGCCAACGGCACGCCAGAGTTTCGGGCCTACGCCGAATACGTCACCGAGGCTATGCCTGACGTTACCCTGCCGGTGCTGCGAGAGATGTACAAGTACAACGCCAGCGTCCGCGAATACCAAGACACAATTTCTGCTATGCGAGCGCGGTTGAAGGTGAAGCAATGAGCAAGGTCATTCCGTTTTCCGGCATCACAAAACTAAACCTAGACCCCGACACGGTTCTTGAGAACAACAAAGGCTTGCTTGAGGGTGTGGTCATTATGGGCTGGGACAAAGACGGGGATGAAGTATTTGCATCTTCATACGCAGATGGTGGCACGGTGTTGTGGCTATTGAAGCGCATGGAACTGCGACTGCTGACTATTGTGGAGGGCGAGCAATGAATAGAGATGACATCATCCGCATGGCGCGGGAGGCGGCAGACGCAACAGGAACCTTGATTCCCACAGAATGGAACGACCCATTCCTTGAACGCTTCGCCAACCTTATCGCAGCAGCAGAACGCGAGGCGTGTGCGCGGGTGTGCGAGGAAGTGTCGAGAAACATTGACGGAAAAGAGGGCTGGTTTGCGGTTGATTGCGCCGACGCTACCCGAGTTAGAGGAAACGATGCAGACGCCACTGACAACTGAGCAAATCTTCAAGATCATCGAAGAGCAGGCGCGCCTTACTGGCTGGAAGGTTCCGCCCACGGTGCAGGTGGCGCGTGCCATCGAGCGAGCGCACGGCATCGGCGTTGAGGCCGAGCCGGCGCCGGAGCCCGACCTTGAGTGGTGCCCTATGTGCGGCGGACCGGCAGACAACGGGCATGACCGATGCTACCCGCCCAACGCCTACGCATGCAGCAAATGCCTGAGGGCATAGTCGAGGGCGCCTCTGCGCCAGGAAATGATGATCAGGGTCAGGCTTGACCGCGCCGATCTGATTTTTCTACAGCGCGCCAGGCAATTTTCTTGGACGCCCAGCGCAGCTCGGCCGGAAAAATTTCCCGCGCCCCAGTACTAAGCGCGTGCACGCGCCCGCGCACCCGCACACGCGCCCTAAACGA